TCTTCTTGTGTCGAAGTTACCCTCGTACTCATCCTGCATGTCGATGTTCTCAAGGACAACAGGGACATTGACTACCTGATCGTAGTCACCGAGGAACTTAATGGGGAGGGTATAACCAGGTTGGAAATATGGGACAATCTGTTCTGTAATCTGTAACATGTCATCGTTCAGTTTTGTATAAACTGACAAGACAATCGTCATGTTGTAGGGGACAGGAAGGAAGGTTTTCTTCTCTTCTGATCCATCACTATTAGTGACAACAATCTGTTGTGTCTGAGTTGACTTTCTAGAAGGATCATATGCCAGTGCTGTAAATTCAAATGACATCCTAGGTAGGGTCATTTGTACAGGATGGTTCAGGTCAGGACTCTGTTGCATCCTGGCAAGAAACTTCTGTGTGGGACCATAGGCCAAAGGAACCTTGATCACACTAAACGTCTGATCTTTCTCATCTTTCTTCTGGATTTGAATACCATTAAAGAGAGAGCCAAAGCCAATAATTACGGATCTAAAGATCTCGTTGTAAAAATACTCAAACATTATCTTAGACGTGTATACCTATATTTATGGCATTCCAAAGGGATTGTCGTATGAGAAGTCGATAATATTATCTGCTGCCAGTTCAATTACTTCGTTAGCTGCATAAGGAGAGACAATATCATTCGTGTTCAAACGACCAATTACAAAGGTTGCTCCAGAGTCTTGACCCACCAAATACTCACCTGGAATGAACGATCCGGCAATAATTCCTACCTGCATAAAGTTAGTGTTTGCATTCCAATCCTTGACCCTTGCTGTACATCCAGAGGTTTGGCCAGTGACAATCTCGTTAAAGATAAAGCTTCCACCAACTGTAATAGTTGTCCCATCAGGAAGTTCACCAACAGACTTGGGAGGATCGATGATGACCATGGGAGTGAATTGGAAGTTATTACCACCATCAAGAACATAGACATCAGTGACCACACCGGCACGATTGATTGTGGAAACACCAACTGCCCCTTCTTCAGGACCAGGTTCAGAAGAACTCCAGTAGAATTCTGTACTACTGAAGAATACATAAGTATCGTCAAAGGTAGGATAGACACCGATACGGACAGGGGGATTGGTCATATAACCAGATCCACCATTAGTAACAACTACATCTCTGACAGAGTTAGAACTTGCAATACTGACAGTTGCAGCAAATCCAGTTCCTCCACCACCTTGAACTGTAATCATCGGTGGTTCGGTATAACCACATCCAGCATTAGTCAGATAGATTGCATCAACTACACCAGACTTACCAGAGCATCCAGGATACTCATAGGATACAGATGCAATACCTGTTGCTGTAATACCACCAGAGGGAGCAGAGGAGAATGCAACTACAGGAGTTTCACTAAACCTCTTACCCATATTGGAGATATGGACTTCCCTTACTGCACCCTTGGGACACATGATTGCAGTGGCTGCTGCACCTACACCAGCACCAATAAGGAACATGGTCTGGATGTAACCAATCTCTTGGATCTCATCATCAATGGCACCAACACCAGTATCAAGAACTTCATCTTCATATCTGAAGAGTTCACACTTCAGTTCGTAAACATAGTTCTTCTTGAGTGAATAGAAGGGTTGTTCGTGTTCTACGAACTTGATCTCAAACAGTCTGTCTCCCAGAGGGAAATAAACCAGGTCACCTTCTTTAGGTCTTTCTGTAATCTTACCATCTGGCAATCCCTTGATCATGGGGGCGACATAATCCTCCCACCTTTCTCTGGAGATGGTTAATTCTAAATCGTCTCTATTCTCAATACCAAACTTCGACAAGATCGTACCTTGTCCGGCATAACCCTCATAGGTATTGACATACGCCTCTAGAGGGACAGCAGTCGTGAAGTTGGACTGAATGACCTCTCTGATAATCTTATGTGTGGTTGCATACTGACGAGGTAGGTAATGAACCTCAATACCATACATCTGAATCTGTTCATTATACAGACTCTGTAGGAGATTTTGTTCGGGTTTAGAACCGTTAAGAAAGAATGGATTTAACATTTGTTATCACCCAATCAGGTCAAGGGGTGGTAACTCATATGTTGTTGGCATAATTTCTTTAAGTCTGTCGATTTCAGCTTGAGCATCATCGTAGATTTGTCTTCCGTTGAACTCAATACCACCTGGAAGTTTGACACCTTGGAATTTGATTAGGTTCATACCCCACTGTCTCTTGACTAGGGCAGTAGCATATGGTTTCAGGAAAGAGTCATTCCAGACTCTTGAATACTCATCACCATCCATTTGTCTCCAACAATCAATAATTACATATTGACCGGGAAGGATTGTAGTCCAGTTGATATCCAGATACAACCTGTCTTGGCGCATGTTGAATCTGATCTGCTTATGTGTATTCAGGAGGAAGTTCATCGTCTCCAGATACGACATAGCCATAGAGTATGACAACAGATCAGTAGAACCCCAATAGTAGATATCGTTGAGGAACAACTGATACTTGAAACTGAACATGTTTGACATACTCAATGACTGAGCACTATCAAACTGGAAGATCTTATTAATACCGATGATCGCAGGATCCATCTGTAAGTAATTACTGTTCTCGTAATACTTGAATGTGGTTGCCGTTCCTACAATATTTGTAGTGGCTTCTGTCGTCACAATACCCACACTACCTAGACCCCTGTCTGGTGTGCCTGGTGGGATTGCAAGACCCCTCTTTACATCGTCTTCTGTAATCTGATACTTAAGAAAGACCTGAGCAACACCATCATAGTGTCTCTCTTGCCAAAACTGAATAGCATCGTCGATACAATCTTGAACCTGCTCTTCAGCGACATTGACCTCCAACACGGGAGCACCCAATTGTCTCAGAATATACTCTGTAAGTTCTTGTCTAGATCTGGGCCTCATGTTAGAACCTATATTGACTATTTATTTAATAAATCCGTGATGGCAGTCAACATTGATTTGATTTCATTAACATCTGACTTGATGTTTGTCACTTCGGACTGTAAACTTTCAATCTTCTGTTTTTCACATTGCTTCATCTTTCTACTAGAGACATAGGTCTCATATTCAACATTATTTTTGTTGACTATGGCACCGGAACGGATGTCTCTAAAATAGCCATCCATTCCTTCTACTGGTAAGTAATTCATCATGCAAACGATAACGCTCTGAGACTTCTAATCATTGGTACATTAGCTTGGTTTGTCGAAGTACCGATGATCTTGACCCTAAAGGACTTGAACGCAACTACTTCGTCAATAGTAAACTTGTACTCTCTGTACTCATTTATACGGGGTTCGGGGCTGTAGGAGTCAACCTTGGGAACCAACTTATCGGGAGTACCATTGTTGTTGGTGATGTCAATAATTGCACCATTAGATCCAATATTGTCATAACCAGGGAAGGGAGTAAAGATTGTCTCCTCAACAGGACCATCTTGATCTAATGCATAGAACACTCTAATATCATTGAAGTTAGAGCAGTATGCGTCAAACTGAACCTGTAGTGATGTGGCAGGATTCTCAAGAATAACATTCTTAGAGACATAGAAGAATCTGTTAGGATCTTCTTCCGTGCCATTGACAACAAATGACTTCTTGTAATCGGTGATAGGTTGATTAACTCTGTTCATCGTAAAGACGACAGATGTGTTATCAAGGTCGATTACAGGACTGATTCTGCGGTTGTTACTCAGCATGGTAAAGACCATAGTGAATGACTTCTTACCGGGGAATACATCACCGTTAAGTAGAATGCTCTCATTAAGTGGAGAAGCAATCATGGCCATATTTTCAAAGTAATTTTTATCAAAGATGGTTGTATTTAAATATCCCTGATCCAAGTAGGATTCTTGATTGCCATCAACACTTGCCGCAGAAATTGTTCTTGTCTGAGCAACCAGATTAGTTCCAAGAGGAGTGATTGTAGTCATCTTGGGTGTAATCAGACTGAATGGTAAGTTGTAAGAACCGGTTACGAATGGACCACCACCAACTTTATTTACATTGAAGTATAGTGGTGGGAATCCTTCAGCATTACCAGGTGCTCTGTTAGTACCATTGGTATTCATCTGAAGCTTGATGTAATAGTAATCAAGTCCGATAGGTGCCTCATCAAGTTCACTACCATTTACATTAGCAAGGAGGTGTTGTGTATTGATTCTTCTCAGTGAGATACCGTTCAACTGATACTTGTAAATCAGTTCACCTTGTGCATGATTAGCAACGGTCGTGTTATCAATACCTCTAGTGATGCCAGTCAGAGTTCTACCGTTAACACCGGTATATCTGATGATCTCATCACCAACTCTTACATAACCGGGGTTGGTACCACCAATACCCAGATTTTCAAATGTCAGGAAGTCAGTTGCAACAGTCTCAAGAGTGATGAACGATGTGGTATCAAAGTCATAGGCCTGTGACAGCGTATTAGGAATGATGTCACTTCTTACATCCTTGATTTCTGTTCTGTTTACACTAGAATACAGACCATGGTTTCTTTGGAATACCTTGATATAATCACCTTGCTCGTTAACAGCGATAGGTGCAATAGGAATTACAGCACCACCAACACCATTAAGTTCGGTGGTAAGTCCTACACTGTTATCATAGTATAATGGGTAAGCACTGTTGGTAGTAAAGTTACCTTGAACATTGTCAAGAACTAAGGTATTATTACCTTGTAGTTCGTTGACAGACAGTTGGATACCAGAACCCAGATTAACATTTCCGATAGTGATGGGTGTGAGAACATCCCCAACGACATAACCAGAACCCCCTGCCCTAATTGTAGCTGCGGTAGCCTGGCCATTGGTAATGGTAATATCAGCAGTGGCATTAATACCACTGCCAGTGATATTGGTCAGACCGACACCAGTGTAAGTAAAGGCAGCAGCTGACGGTGTATAACCAACACCAGCATTAGTAATAGTAAGGTTGGAGGTAATGGAACCGGCAAAGGCAACTAGTGTACCTTCTGCTCCAATACTCAACTGTCTTACAGTATTACCAAGAACCAAAGGTACCGGTACATTTTGCTGATTAACAGTAGTACCAAGACCAACTCTGATTTCTCTAGAGTTACAGGTCAATCCATTAGGATCGATCCGTGACAGTGATGTAGGAAGATCGGGGTTGTAGAAGGATACCGTACCAGAGTTCTTAAAGTCTGCAACATAGATGTTAAACTTAAGATCCTCATACTGAGAAGGTGTCCATACAGAAGCATTCTGTGATTTGAATAGAGAACCAAGGAGTGGTTGTTCTGTAACCAGAACCTGACCCGCATCTTGCCCCCTTGTAGTAACATCCGGTTCACCGAATCTACTAATCCATACCCTGTAGTCCGTAGAGTGTGTGAGAAGACACAAAGCGTATTCTCGACTTCCCTCCAGATATACAGGTGCCTTCATAGTGACCGTGGTCGCTACCGAACCATCCTCACTTACATTAATATCCTTAGGATCAAGATTGACCGCTGAGAAAGGAACAACTACATTGTTGGGAGTACCAAGAGCAGTTTCTCTGATCTCAAACAATACTGGAGTATTTTCTGATTTAGAGAAGAAGTAAAGATCTACCTTGGTTACAAACACACCACTCTTGTCATCGACCATGAAGGTCTGTGCCAATGGATCACCTTCTTGCTCATCCTCTTCAGGGGGTGGAGCAGGAATAAAGATAGGTGGAGGTGGAGGCGTGACGATCGTAATGATCTGTGGGGGTGGAGTTGGAGGTGGTGGTGGCGGTACGAAGTCAGTATCAATACTAACATCCGATACAGTATTAGTATCAGTCGATACGACATTGATCGTATTGGATGTGGCAGTATCACCAATAATTCTCTCTTGTGTGAAGTCTTGCCTTCTTACAGTTGCATTTCTAGTAGAAAGTGTGACCTCTTGAGTGGTGTCTACATCACCTTGTGAATAGTAGATTGCCTGACCAGCTGTAGTGACAACACCACCAACAGAACTATTGACACTACTACTTGTCAATCTGAATGTAGATCTACCTGTCTCAAATGTTGGGTTAGCGGGGTTGTCAGATGAAGGAACAAAGTAAGAGGCCTGCATCGTACCAACTCTGTCACTGATTAGTCTTACAGAAGTAACTCTAGCAGAAGCACCACTGGTTTGACCGGTCAGGATCATGGAGTCAGAGACAAATCCACTAAACTCAGTAAAGTCTTGAGACTGAAGACTAAAGAGATCAACATTAACAATGGTCGAAGACGCCGAATAATTTGAAGGAATCAGAACATCTCTGTTGTAAGGGTTTTCCTCGTAGATATCTACTGGCTGATCGTAGGGACCATACTTGTGGTTACATACTGCAACCCTAAAGTCCATTGAAGGAATAGTGGATCCGTTAGTAACCTGTGAACCACCATCATTCATCCTACCCTGAATTGTCTCTCCAACAACAAATGTACCGTTGATCATTTCGATCTCGATAAGTTTTGGAGATACAAACTTGTTAACATCTACATCATCGAAGAATGAGAAGAGTCGTGTGTAAGGTCTAAATCTAGTTCCGATAACACTGATATTACGGGACCTTGCGAAGTTAATGACTTCTCTTCTTACAACTCTGTCACCAAGTGATTCGGTGTCAATTACCTCATTGACAAAGAACTGTCTACCATCTCTTGTCTGAGACAGATTGACTGAAGTCGTTGCTGTAATGGCATTGTTAGTTGTAACCTGAGTTGTTCTGTTTCTAGTCGTAGCAGTAGTTGTTACACTACCACCACCGGCAGACGATGTAGAGGTACTTCTGTTTGTACTGGTAGAACTTGTAGTAGACTGTGTAACTCTGTTAGAAAGAGATACATCAACATCGACACCAACAGTTTGCCAGGAGTTCCAGATTACGGGAGATACACCAGATCTAGAACCATCAGCTGCAGTGGTTACTTCAGCACCAAGTGCCTCAGCAACACCACGGAAGGAACCCTCCATCATTACCGGATTGACTTCTAATCTATTAACATCGATCCATACATCAACACCGGGAACTAGTTCAATCTCACCATCCCAGAACTGAACCTTATAAGGAGTTACACTCTCTACTCGGGTTGCATAAGGCTGTTGCAACCACAGTTCGTCAGTGAAGTCAAGAGTTACAAGACGGTCACTCTTCTTGACATTAGATCCAACTACTTCCGCAAAGTCAGCATCTTCGGAGGCATTAGATGTGGTTCCAATACCAGCAATAGTTGTGGTTCCTAATTGCAGATTAAGAGCAGTGGTATAGTGTGAGGGTCTAAGGATACCTTCTGTAGTATCGACACTATTTCTTACACCAATCGACACATCTTGTGGCTCAAGTGTTGAGAAGTTATCAACAAAGATACCGGACTTAAATCTATTGTTACCATCGGCATCAGCAACAAAAGAGTTTAGTGTGTTAGTCTCAAGTTGGTTTAGAGAAGTATAATACTCAAGGTTTTTAATTCTCTGTTCCAGTTTAGAGATATCACTCATCTGATATCTCTTATGTTCGATAAACTGAATACGAGCATCAGCAGTATCGTACAGATATGCAGGGAGATAAATGTTAGCAATGTTCATCACATTACTCAGACTGTCAGGAAGTCTGGGTTGATCTGCTGGAGCACCCTGCAGAACTCCTAAACGACCATTTGTATTGATAAAGATTCTATCAGCTCTAGGAAGATAGTAATCATAACCCACTGTCATTGACTCATCAGATGCAATAACATGTGGTGATGATTGTTGATTGGGATTATTAAAGCTTCTTCCATTAAATTCAAATGGCGATCTTGCATTCTCTACCACTTGATATTCAGCAACCCTAGGTCTAGCATCAACGATATCAGAATTTCTAATACCATTTACTGACTGGATCTCAGATCCATACTCATAACCAATGTAAGAGTTGATAGTGGTGATGTCTCCCTCGTCAGCTGCATCATATGAAGATGATGAGAAGTAGATACGAATCTTTCTACTGGGTGCAGGAGCTTGTTGTCTCCTGATAATTCTAGAATAATCGTAGAAGGTGCCTTTCTGACCGTTATCAAATCTATACTCTGTTGTAATTTCTTGTGAACCTAGTTTTACATTAGATGTGACTGCATTAACATTAGAAGACTCAAAGGTTACAACCTCAGCATTTTGGAAGGTAGTGTCATTTAGATAAGAGAAGAAAACAGCAGTATCATCTAACTTCTGAAGATAGAGACCTTTTGCACCACTTGTCTTACCTACCATAATCTCACCAATGATAAGGTCATTAGTGGTTGCCGTGATACCATCCATCTGGGATAGTGTCATGAAGGGAGAGGTAGGATCTTCAATTCCCTCTGATTCGTAAATACCGTGAATCTCATAGACATCAGGCACATTCAGTGAGATCTCCTCATCCTGAACTCTGGTACCAAAGGGCCAGTTACCAGACTGTAGTCCATCATCGAGAGTGGTAGAACCAATACCGGAAGCAGCATTACTTGACTTATTGATAATAATGTCTTGTGCTACATTTCTAAGCTTTGTCTTAGATGTGATATCTTCTTTCCTGATGGTTGTAATCAGTCTTGTCTGGGTGTCATTACCACCTGTCAGACCGTTAATAGTAAGGGTCTGATTGCCGTTAGACAATGCAACTCTGTCCTCTGTAAGAACTTCGGTACCACCATCGGATCTAATAAGTGTATATCTCTCTTCATCGAATGGCAGGAAAGTCTCATTAGCTTCTGCATTGATTGCAGGAGTTGAGCCATCGGTAATATTAGTGGTGAACTGTCTTCTAATGATAAGTTCACTATTAATGAGATCAACTGATTCTACATTAAAGTTAGGGAAGATACTATAGATGGTGTCATTATTTGCCAGGTTACCTGAACCAGTACCACCTGTACCTCTTGTCTGAAGAAGTTCAAAGTTAGCAACATTGGTTACTGCAGAGGGAATAGTACCATCACAGATCTGACCTACATCAGCTACAGCCTCAACAGTAATGTTTGTTCTTGCAACACCTACAACTCTGTTGAGTGTGGCAAGGTCAAACCCAGGCTTAGAGTATCTGATAATATTACCAGTAGATACAATACCAACAAAAGAGAAACCAGGATCAGCAGGAATAGAAATTAGTGACTCACCACCACTGGCTGCGGACACATTAGCACTACCAAATCTACGATTCAGAGATTGTACAGTGTCACCAGTGAAGGTGTTTGCTGTTCCTACAATACCGAATACTGACTTAATATCAGAAACCTTGTGATTAACATCTTTGGTGATGAATCTTGCATTATCAAGAACACCATTGAAGATTAGTCTTTCACCTTTAAAATACTCACCCTCTACATTGGTTACAACAATGGAGGTGCTGTCTGATACGATAGCGTTTACATAACCAGTTGCACCACTAGATTCACCCTTAACTCTAACACCAGCTGCCAATGTAACATTCTCATTGACCGTCAGTGTTGAATACATCTGAGTGTCAAACAGAGACAGATCCCAGACATTAAGATTGGGGAAGGGAACATCATATGCACCACTTTCCAGAACAAAGTCATAGACTCGTGCAATACCAATCTCCTGACCAGGAGCATTCAGGGAGTTGATACCAACTCTTTGATCCCTCAAACTAATGGTGAGTGAGGTGTTGATACCGATAGTGGCAGAACCAGTAACTCTGTTAAGATTCAGTGTAGGACCGAAACCAAAATTGACAGCCTGGTTTTCGATCTGTTTGGTGGATCTGGGCTTCTGGAAGTCAATAAGGGTAGGAGAAATAGTCTCTACCTCATAACCCTTGACATAGGCTTTACCAGGAGACACCTTGTAGATTCCAAGGTCATCACTAGGTTTTTGACCAGCAGAAGTGGTCTGGTTCTCATTATAGATTCCTCTATTACCTTCGTTATTATTAAGACTATTCTTTACCGTCGTGACGAATTCCTTGACGTAATAATTACCGGACTCATCGAAGGTCCGTCTGGCGAACTCGTCCCCAAGGAAGTTATAATCAGTATTTTTATTGACAAGACGAAGAACTCCATCCTTAACCTCAGACAATTGGACAAAGTTTGATTCATCAAAAGCACCAAGTGGCTTCTTAGAAAGTGATGTAGAGATCTTTAATCTATCAGCACCAGGTGCAGTAAAGTTGTTAAATCCTTGTGCATTATCATTCAGTCGGGGATCAACGTCTGACGATACAATCTCCTCAATGACATCTAATCCAACTCTGTAAGAGGGAGTATTGCCGTACTGGTCAAGGATCAGAGTCTGAGAATCTACATTAACAAAGTATCCTCTCAGGTAATAAACACCAGCAGAGATGTTAAAGGATGAACCAATGATAGATGCATTCTGTGTAATGGTGGTTGCAAATCCTTCTCCTGCAGAAATAAAGGTAGATGCATAGGTAATATTAGTATTCGTAGTCAGGATCTCACTACTTGAAAACTCAGATGGTGCCTCATCAGATTTGGCACTATTCTCATAGTTTACATATAGCGTATATACACCCCTTTCTGACTCCTCATCTGTAATATAAGTAACGACCTTTGCAGTGACACCAGTTGTAGAACCAGTAATTGTAGTGCCAACCAACTGATCAAGGTAGATACCCACAGGGATACCCAAGAACTCTGGTTCAATCTGAATACCATAGAAATTACGGATGTAAGTTAGATCACCAGGAATAACCTTCGCACCTTCTTTGAAGAAATGGTTGCCCATATCTTCGACTTGATTTTGCAGAATAGACTGCAGGCCAGTCAGTTCTCTTGCTTGAACAGGGAAACCCGGTTTAAATAAAACCTTGTAGTAATTATCGGTGGCGTCAAAGTCGTCAAAATAAGGAGCGACATTGAGATTAGTTTCCTGTGGCATATCTCTTAGAATTGCAAGATAACTTTAACGTCTTCTTTCTGTGAAGCAGATCTAGTAACAGATGGTCTGTTGTCAACATAAAGGATGTCACCAGAATATTTCTGAGACTCTGGGTTAGAAACTCCTTTGTTAAATTCCTGACCCAAGAAGTATGTACGACTATTTATTGTCGTTGATACACCCGTAAATTGTTGATCAATATTAAGAGTGTTACCAGTAGTGGGAATAATATTGATACTACCACCAGCTGTAGGGGATGAGGTAAATGTCAACTGTTCAAATCCATAAACGGGATTTGTATCTTGAGTGCCGTTGGTATTGAAACCAGCAGTTCTCTTATCTTGCCAATACTTCAGAATACCGGTTTGTGAGTCATAAGAAACAACTCTACCAACAGCAGTAGATCCCAAACCAACAGTCTGGGTGACAAAGCTATCAGCGAGGAATGATGCCTCACTATATCCAGTACCAACTAGTTTCAATGCATATACTGCACTGGCTTTATCGATAGTCAGGATAGTTTCTGAGTTATAGTTTCTAGGATTCTTGACGATACCCACCTGAGCAAACTGGTTTCCAGTAATAAAATCAGGGTTCTGAGTGTCGTTCTCAAATCTTGCATAAGAAAGGACATTGTATGCTCCTAACTCACGGAAGATGTCAGCACCGTATCCACCAGGAGGAGGGATGATGACATTGAATACAGGTTCAATCGTTCCAGAAGGAACACCACCTGTTTGTAGATCAAGTGTACCAAAGGAGTAACCACTACCACCATTAGATACAGTCACTGACTCGATCTTAGAGTCGTTATTAACAACAACTGTAGCCTCTGCTCCACGACCATCACCAAGGATAGGTACTCTTGTGTAAGTTACGTTTGCAGTACCAATACCAACACCACGGTTTCTAATAGTTACAATCTTCAACTCACCACTTGTCTTAGCATTCTCCCTTACAGCCGCATATGATGGATTGGTGAACCAATCTTCAGGAACAGGAATGTAGTTTGTAGAGTCAAACTTAATGATCTGATTAGGTTTGATTGTGTAAAGATATTTCCAAATATAACCGTCACCACTACTACCAGCCTCTCTGGGTTCTAGATCAGTAAAGTTTGGTTCATCCAGAGAAGGTCCACCCCTAAAACTATTCTCGGGGTTAGCATTATTAAACAAACAACTATAAACTTTGAACTCACTATTCATGACATAGTAGTTTGCATCATAGATGTCAAACGCACCAGAAGGTTGAGATGGGTTGTCTCTGGTAATATCATTCCTCCACATATCATATGTGGTACCAGACAACCAGTTGACCTTTCTTACAACCTGACTTACATCACCCGCATTAATCTTCTTAAGGGCCAACATCTCGTCCCAATAATTATTATCATCATTGAAACTGTCTTTAGGTGCTGGAGGGTTGGAATTCCAGTCAGACTGAAACGATGTTGCATCGGGTAGACCGATGAAAGCATAAAAGGAGTTATTGGTATTTTTAACGGAATCTACAAAATTCCGTGCATTCGCAATGCGCAATTGATCAGTAATTATTGCAGGCATTTTTGTAAGACTTTTTTCCTATTTAGTGTGCTTTAACGAAGTTCTGGATAGATGTAAATAGCTCCACCCATACCAGGGTGTGCAGTACACTGATAATACAATGTATTAGGTGCATTCATAGTAACTTCAAATCTCACCGTTCCGTTTGAAGCATCATTGTTAGTAACACCATTATTGTATTGAGTGCCAGTAGAACCATTAGGTGTAGATTGAATGCGGAATGGGTGAGCACCCATATTGTTAACAAACTCATATACGCTACCCCTTGCAAGATAGAGATCTGGATCATTTGTGGATTCCGTAAAACCAATACCAGTAAAGGTGTAGTCACTAGAACCATTGGCACCAAGTACCCATCTACCGCTAACAAGATTTGATCCATTACCATTAAACGAATTTGCCGTTGCAACACCTGTTACATTTAGTCCATCATTAAGCAGAGTGCTACCGTTAACAACAAACGCCGTAGCAACACCAGCTGCATTTGATACATCATGAATTGCTACAAGTGGTAAATTGGAGAAGTTTCCATTTACACCAAATTGGAATCCTGACTGTTGAGCCAGTGGAAGGGCACCACCACCTCCTCCATCAGTCACGAAACGCAGACGACCGTTTGATGTGAACATTTGTGCAGCTACAGGAGCTGCTGGACCATTGTAGTAGAATCCAAGATGATTCTGTCCAGATCCATCAACGTTTTGACCAACAGTAAATGCAGCAACTCCAGATGCATTAACAACTGCAAGTTGACCATTTGGTGCGGAAGGACCAACACCAGCACCAACTCTCAGTGATCTAATAGTACCGATACCAGCAGTTACAATACCACTAATATTGATGTCACTAGTTGTCGTTACTCCAATAACATTAAGTGTGTTTGTACTTACGTTGGCAGTATTTCCTCCACCAACACCGGTCAGTTGTGAGCCATCACCTCTAAAAGATGTTGCGGTTACAACACCAGCAAAAATAGCATCACCATCTGGTCTCATGGTGACACCAACACCAGTAGAAGTTCCACCTCCACCAGAAGTTGTATAAACAATATCAGCCGAGGATTGGGGTACGTTTCTACCGTCTCCAGTCTCACTACTTGCGGTAAGTGATTCAGTTCCTGCAGCGAATCCTAGTGCTTGATCGTTACTTACATTACCCTCAGTAAAGTTTGCTCCGATAACCACAAGGGCAAACCAGGCATTATCTACCTCACTAAAGATGATAATTCTTCCATTTGCCTGAGGACCAGAATCGGCGACATAATAATAGTAACTTGAGTCAGTTTTGAACTGGGCACTACCAGATGCAACTGATCCTGTATCCAGAACAAATCCAGAAGATTGTGCTGAATAAGAGTTATCGAAGCCAGCTGTATTACTAAGGGTTACTTCAGTGTAGTCTGTAGTAGAACCACCAGAAGTCTCTCCTGTTACAAAAACTGTTCCTGTTGTG